TGTCATGCTAGCGATTGCGCGTGGCGGCGCCAGAATCCAGCGTGAATCCAGCGTGAACAATACGTGAATGAAACACGCAGAAAGGTGGCGAAAGGTGACGTTTAGCGGCGTTTGGAGCGAGCGCGGCCGCGCACACCGGACCCACGATTCAGGCCCGGATTCATTGGTTGTTTCGGGGTTTTGGTTGGTGGACGGCGCGAGGCTCGAACTCGCGACCTCCGCGTTGCGAACGCGGCGTAAACCTCGTTTTCCCTAAGGTTTTCGCGTGTTTCTGACCGAGCGGGAACAATACGTGAATGGAAGTCGGGGTTTTTCGTCCCAGCTACGTCGCCTCGAGCGTCCCGAGGGCGTGGATGATCTCGTTGTTCCCGCTGGCCTGCTTTTCGAGCCGGTACTTGTTGCCGAACTCGATCGCCACCGGAAAGACCACGGGCACCGGCGTCGTGGACTGCACGACGATCGATTCGCCCACGGCCCTGCCCTGCGTCAGGTTCCAGAGCCGCGCCTTGACCGTGACCCCTGTTTTCGCCGCAAAGAGGTCCGCGCGCACGATGGCACTGAACGTCACGCCCGCGTAATAGTCGATGTAATTCGACACCGGTTCCCACGCCGTGCCCGTTGAACGGATGCCTTCGCGCGTGCCGCCGAGAAAGGCGGGCCCGCCGAGCGCCGCGGCCGTGCCGGCCGAGATGATCGTGCTGGGCATCGTGCCGGACCCCGATCTGACGGCCGGTGGCGTCTCCCACGGCCCCGGAATGGCGTACCCCTCCCCCATGATCTTTCGCCACCCCACCAGGGACGACGGGGCGACGATCGCGCCTTCCGTCGCCTCGAGCGAGTATTGCCAGTAGGTGTCGAGCACCATGTCCAGCGTGATCGTCCGGATAGTGAACGTGCCGGCGATCTGGCGCATCGCCGAGAGTGACACCGTGAGCAATTGGCCGACTTCGTAGTGGTCCTCGTTGAATCGGCCGTGGAGCGTCAACGGATCGCCGCTCATGTTCGCCAGGAGCGCCTCGGCGATCGCCTGCGCCGCGGGAATGCTGAGGAGCTCCGGCCGCGCTTCGTGATACTCGATCACCGGCGTCTCGCCCGTGTCGGCCTCGACCGTAAACGGGAATTGCGCCGAGTACCACAGCATGATGTATTCGTCGGCGGCGAGGATCGGCTGGTCAGTGCGTTGCCGCATCGCATTCAGGGAGGCGTCGTACGTCCACGGCATGTCATCGACGCCGTAGGTGCCCACCGGAAAGCCGCCCGGATCGAGCCCGCCGCTATCGGAGCCCGTCCTCAGCGCGCCGACGATGGCGACGTACGGCGAGTTGAGCGGGAAGATGCGGGTACTGCCATCGCCCCAGTGGTGCTCGTCGGCGATCGTCGCCAGCCCATTCGGGCCGCACAACAGGGTGACCTTGTTCGCCGGGACGGTCTCCAGATCGCGCCACTCGACCTCTTGGACATGCGTCGGCAGGGTGTCGAGCGTCCATTCGTCGGGCGCGTCCTCGTCGCCGGGCGGGGCCATCGTCAGCACCTTCTCTGGGCTCATCCTGAGAAAATAGCCGGCCTGATTCGAGACTTCGCGGAGCGCATCTGACACCCGTTTTTGATTCCAAGTGACCGGCGCGATCGTCGGCCCATCGACTTGCGCGGGATTGAGCGTGATGCCGTAGGCGTCGAGGTAATCGTTGACCAGCGCCGTCAGGACCGTCTTTAGCGTGGACTCGGGATAGGCGGCCGAGACCGTGACCCAATCGGCATACGCGAACCAGTCGCCGCACTCACAGGTGACTTTGAGATCGGGACCGCGCTGCGTGTAGCCCTGGACGTACCGCGACAAGATCACGCCGCCGAAGAGCTTCGTCACGCCGTTCCGCGCGTAGATGACGATCTCCGCCAACCGATCGGGCAGATAGTCGTTGAACACGACTGACGCCCGGGTCCGTTCGTTGAGCGTCCACCGGATCGAACACGCCGTGACCTTCGCCGTCTGCTCGACGCCCGCGACAAACAATTTCCAGCCGCCGACGCCGTGGAGCACTTCAAACGTGTATTGCGTGACGCGCGCGTCCACGAGTTCGAGACTAAGGACTTCCACTGGCGCCTGGGTGACCTGGAGCGCCGTGGGGAGACTCACCGGATCGAGCGACCCCAGCACTTCGACGCCCATCTGTGTGACGCGCTGTCCAGCGGTGGCCGTTTGGACGGGCGCGAAGGCGACGGCGAGCGCCACCTTGGCGATCGACGAGTTCGTGTGCGTGATCGTGTACGTGCCGACGTAGATCGGATCAGTGAACCGCTCCACGATCAGCGCGTTCGTATTGCCGGAGAAGTTCGCGCCGAACCCGGTCGGATAGGTGACGGTATCCGCGAGCCCCCAGCGCGGGATCAGGAGATGCACCGCCGCGTACCGGGTCGTCGTGAGCGTGCCCGTGGTCACCGTGGTATTGCCCGCCACCGCCGTGCCCGTCGCGAAGCCATCGAGCGGACTCGCGGCGAGGCCGGCGTACTGCACGGCGACGATGCCCCGGTACTGGAGGGCCGCGCTCCAGGTGACCGTCGCGATGTTCGTGGCGTGCCCGGTGACGTTCGACGCGTACCAAAACTCCTGACGGTACTTGTCCGTGGCGTCGAAGGCGTGCGCGATTTTCGTATACGTGTTGCCCGCGGTGTCCGCGATCCCGGTGACCGTTTGGCCCGCGGACGCGAGCCCGCCGACCGCGACGAGGATCGTGTTGCCCGCCGTAATCGCCTGGGCGGGCGCGGCGAACGTGGCGCCGGAGGCCGTGGTCCACGTCGCCGTGGCGACCGTATTGACGCGGGTCGGAAAGGCCACAGGATCTCGTCGTCAGGTCGTGCGCTTGTACCCGAACTCCGCGGCGTTAAATCCCGCATCCGTCCAGGCGACGCCGGTCCCAGGGTTCGTGGCGGCGATGGCGAGGGCGTAGGCGTAGCCGGTGGCCGGAAAGAGATCGGCGCCGACATAATCGACGCCGCTATGCCGGATCACGGGCGCGATCGTCGCGATGCCCGCGTCCGTTTTTTTGACGCTCAGACAATGTTGCACGCCGTAGATCGCGGCGCCCGCGACGGGCGCATCCTGCACGACGAACGTGTCAACGAGCCCGGCACTCGCCGCCGACGTGTAATCAGTGTCGTCGTTGGGCGCCGCGTCATCGACACATTGCCAATTCGCCCCCGCGCTCGGCGTCCACCCCGTCGTCGCGCCCGCCCCCGTGGGGACGCACACGTCCACCCGGCAGTCGCCTAAGAAGTCATTCCAGGGCGCCGCGCCGCTCCCGTCCAACACGTAGAGGTCATCGAAGTCCTTGGTGTGGTTATTGGCATCCGACCCGCCCGCGGCGTGCTGGCCGAGCGCAACGGCCGTCCAGGTGGCCGATCCCGTGGCTTGGGTGTTTTGACTCGTCAGGGCGAGCACCGACGCGCCATTCACGCGCAGATCAATGGTCCCGACCGTCGTACTGAGCAGGACTTTCAGTTCCAGATAGGCGAACACGTTCGCCACGATCGGCGTGACCGTCGTCCCGAGCAGCGTCCCGCTGTTGAACGCCCCACGATAGACGCTGAGGGTGAGATCGGCATTGACTCGGAGCGACACTTGCGCGCTCGTCGCCTGGACAATCGTGACCACGCCGGTATAGAACGCCGGGGTGGGCATCTTCAGCGCCACGCCGACGATGGCGGTGGCCCCGCTCGCCGTGAGGACTTTCGAGGCCGAGCCCGCATTCGAGTTCGTGATATGTGCATGGCGTAAGCCGCCCGAACTGCGCCGGCCGGCCGCGGCCTGAATGCCGAGGGTATCGCTCCCGCCGACGGCGGTGGTCGTCCATTTTTCCAAGAGGTCCGCCGTCACGTAGTTATCAAACGAATCCATGAACAAGAGCGCCATGCCGTCTCTCCTTCCTAGAGCCCGGCCAGTTGCAACGCGCCCGGGATGTACTGCACCTGGTTGCGCGCGACTTCGCGCCCGTCGAGTTGGCTGACGACGGTGATCTGGATCGGGCGAGCGAACGCCGGCCCGCCGCCGCCGCCCGTCACCGTCGCATTCGCCTGGTCGCGCGGCACGACCGCCTCCCAGCCGTGGAGAATGACCGGCGTCCCTTTGCCGAAATTGACGAAGCCGTCCGTCCCCTGCGCGTAGCTGTGCTCCTCGCCGGCCGCGCCGTGCGTCTGCGCCTCCGGCACCAGCGGGTTTCGCACGTCCCAGGTCACTTGGCCGGTGATCTTCGGTTGCGGGATGTTCGTGATCGCTAATCCCAGGGACCGCGTGATCGCGTCCGTGAGCTCGCCGACCTTATCGATCAACCGCGTGAACCCTTCGCTCATCGTGAGCGCAAACGAGATCCCGGACTCCTCGAGATCCGTGATCGCGTTGCCGTTCTCATCCACGAGCGTCCCCGCCCTGGCCATCGCCTCGAGCATCGGCCGCATGGCTGACGGCACCTCCACGCCCATCTTCACCGCTTGCTGGATATAGGCGGAGACCGCCTCGCCCATCTTGTCGGTGATCACGATCGTCTCGAGGCCCGCGGCGTTCAGGACTTCCCAATCCTTAAACAGTTGCTGGGCTTGCTTGTCGAGTTCCTGGCGTTGCATCGCCGGGCCGAGTTCCTCGAGGGTGATCCCGTAGCGTTCCGCCGCCGCCATCACCTCCTCGAGCGCCGTCGCCATCTCGCTGGCCCACCTGTCGCTCTCTTCCTGCAGCGTCAGGAACTCATTAATACGCTCTTGGAGGTGGTGCCCGAACGTGTTCACGCCGTCCGGATTCCAGACATCCTCGAACGTGAGGCCGAGGGCGTTCGCCGCCGCTTCGAGATCCTCGAAATCCTCGTACGGGCTATTCGGCCCCACGAGTTGCGTGTGCATGTCGCGGGTCATCACGCCGAGCGCCTGTTGAAAGCGCTCCGCGGCCCCGCGCGCCTGGATGATGTTGCGGAACACCTCGCTGAACATCTGCGTGACGGTCGCGACGCCCAGCCCCGCCGCCATATTGTTCTGGGCGGCCGTGCCCTGCATCGCGCTCGCGATGGCCGGCACGATGGCCGCGCTGATCCCCGCCGCTAACTGCTGCCCGAGGACTTTGCCCATCCCGCCGCCGCGGGCCGACATCGCGGCGCCGAAGATCGCCGGGAGGGTCCCAGCAAAGTCGGTGAACGCATCCTTCCACGGGGTGAGTTCGGGCGGCGGCGCCATCTGAAACCCTTTGCCGAGATCGATCGGCTGCGTGTTCACGATGTCCGCGAAGTTCTTCCACTTCGACGAGAACTCGATCACGCCTTCCGTGGCGTTCTTCGTCGCCAACCAGATGTCGTACATGACTTTCGGCGCCATCTGGCCGGCCGCCTGGTAGCTGACGATCGCCTCGTCCATCGCTTTATGGATGTTGAGCTTCGCCGTCGCCGACATCTGCTCGATCGGAATCGCCTGCTTGAGCGCCTCGAGGTACAGGTTCGCCTTGCCGATCGCGCCCGATCCGGAGGCGCCGCCGAAACTGTTCACCAGGTCGTCGAGCGCGTCGTCGTGCTTCTTGAGCGCGGCCGTGTACGCTTCTTCGGCCCGCTTCGCCTCCGCGAGCGCCTTCTGACGCGCCGCCTCCTGTTTTCTGAGGCGTTCTTTTTTATCCGCGAGCTCCTGCGCGATCTGCGCCGACGTCTTCATCGTCTGGTTGACCGCATCGCCGTGCGACGCCACCGGCTGCAACGCCTGCGCGAGCTTGGCGGACGACGCGGCCAATTGGTCCGCGGCGGCCTCGGCCTCGAGCATGGACGCCGCCACGACCGGCCCGAATTGGACGTAGTTACTCACCGTGGTAAAGAACGCGGTCCACGAACTTGTCATCTTGCCGACGCCGCTCATCACGGCCGCGAGCATTTCGCCCGAGTACATAACGACGTTGTCTTTGAACTTGCCCCAGGCGTCCTCGGCATCGGCGAGCCGCTTGATCGTCTCGTCGCTCATCGTCTTCTGCGCGTCCGTCGCCTCGACAATCCCGTCACGGATGCCGCCGATCACCTGTTTCGCACTCGGCCCGAGAATCGCGAGCGCCATGTCGTACTGGAGGGTTTCGTCCGTGACAGCGGAGAGCGCTTTGAGTACTTCCTTGTAAGCGTCCTCCATCTTCATCCCGCGGAGCTTCTCGCCCGATAGCCCGATGTTTTTGAGGAGCGCGTCGTACTGCTCGTCGCTCTTCTCGAGCTCCGCCGTCACGTGCTGGATGCTCTTGCCGAGCGACTCGGTACTGACGCCGGCATCCCGCGCCGCGCCTTTCCACTGCTGGACCGCCTGCGTCGAGAACCCCCATTGATTGCCGAGATCCTTGACCGCGGCCGCCGCCTCGAACACCGAGCCGACGAACCCGACCACCGCATCGATGGAGAACGCGATCCCGACCGCGCCGGCGACCTTCGTGAGCGTCCCCATCCAGTCGGTCGTGGCCTTGCCCGCGTTCTTGGTTTCGTCGGCGATCTTCTGGAGGTTCTTCGGCACGTCCATGCCGAGCGCCTTCATCTTCGCGACCGCCTCATTCGCGGTACTGCCGAGCTTCGCCAGTTCCTTCTCGGTGAGTTTCGTCGTCCCGCCAATGTCCTCGATCGCCTTGACCATCAAGGTGGCGTCCTGGATGATCTTGACGCCGGAGAACTGATTCCCCATCGCGTTGAGCCGCTGGCCGGCCTTGTCCGCGCCGGCGCCGAAGTCTTTGAGCTTCGTCTCGGCTTTATCCACAGCGTCATAAAAGCTGGAGAAGTTGGCGGTGAAGGTGGCGGACAGGGCCATTGGGTTTACTTCTTGCTCTTAGCGGCTTCGGCGCTCAACTGTTCGACCAGGACGGTATAGACATCGACGGGGAGATCGAGCAGATCGTCATACGTCCAGCCCATGATCCGGCAGATATACAGATCGCTTACGGTGCGCTCACGCCAGCCGGGAGTTTTTTTTCCTCGGCCCGCGCTTCGGTCATCGCCGCATCGTGCGCCTGGATCGCCTCGAGGATCTCGCGCAGGGATTCCGGCGTTTGGTTGCGGAGCGCCGCGAACACGAACGGGTACGACGCATCGCGGATCCTGATCGGCTTGTCGTCGGCGTCGGTGATCGACCAATCGATCAAGTAACTCACCGCCTGGGCGATGCCGAGGTGCTCGAGGTCGAGCTCCGGCCGCTCGCCCGAGCGCATCGTCCCGGCTTTGATGACCTTCGCGTGCGCGTCGCGTTCTTCGCCGGCCGTCAGGTGCTTCCGCACCAGCAGCCAATCGCCGCCGGTGAGATCCAGACGGACTTCTTCCTGTTTCCGATAGCGCGATCCCATGTCGTCCTTTCAGGGGTTGGGCAGGAGCCGGCCCGTCAGCCGGCCCCCGGAGACACTCACGTCCGCGAGCCGGCGATACGTCGGCGCCCCGGTGGCGTACTGGATTTCGAGCGTGAGCGGCGACTGGGTGATCCGGAAGCCGTCCACGTCCT